CCTAAGGCTGGTGAGTCTGCTGCAATGAAAGCTAAACGTAAATCATTCAAAGCTAGGCACGCTAAGAACATAGCTAAAGGTAAAACAAGTGCTGCTTACTGGGCAAATAAGGTGAAATGGTAATGGCAAAACGTGGACTGTACGCAAACATAAATGCAAGAAAAAAAGCTGGTACTAGTAGAACTAAAAAGAAATCTACTATTAGTAAAAAAGCATATGCTAATATGAAAAGAGGTTTTAAGAAAAAATGAATGATGAATTATCGAGAATACAATTGCAATTAGATAAACACGCTGGACAGATAAGCAAACTGTTTAGTAAAATTGATGATACTAATTTATGTATTCAAAAAATTAATACTTCTTTGATGCAAATTAAATGGGGAATATACGGAGCATTTGCTTGGTATATAGTTACACACATAGGAATTATTGAAGCAATGAGGTTAATGTGATAGGATTAATAACTAATGTAGCTCCTATATTTATTGGTTTTGTAATGAAGCTTGTTGCTATAAAATCTAAAGCAGCAACAGATTTACAAAAACTACAATTAGAAGCATTAAGTGCAAGAGAAGGTGTGATTAGTTCAGCTAGAAAAGAAGCACGTAACGAGTCACCTTGGGCAGCTCTTAATAGAAGAGTAATTATATTTGTATTACTTGGTATTATAATTTTTACCCAAGTAGCACCAGTATTTTTAAATGTTCCAACTGTAATACCAACAGTAATAGAAGGTTTTAGTTTTTTAGGTATAGAATTAACACCAGATAAAATAGAGTATATAACTGTAGAAGGACTGTTAAAGCTGGATTCTGTTTTTCAATGGACTACAATTATTATTGAGTTTTATTTTGGAGCTCAATTAGCAAAAGGATAAATATGACATACAGACAAATAATAAATGCAGTGTTACGTAGATTAAGAGAAGATAGTGTAGCTGCTGATTGGTCAGGAGATTTAATAGATGCTACAGGTCCGTCAGATTATCAAGTATTAATTGGTGACTTTGTTAATGAAGTTAAAAGAGAAGTAGAAGATGCTTGGGATTGGACTTCATTACGAAACTTAGTAACTGTTGCTACTGTAAACAATCAAACAACATATACTATAACTGGCTCAACTCAACGTAGTAGAATGTTATTAGTACAAGAACAATCAGTAGGTAATAAATTACAGTCAGTTCCAGATTCTTTTGTTAGGTCAACTCAATATCCTACTGGACAAACTTCAGGTCCTCCTAGTTTTTATTCTGTTAATTCAGTAGCTAGTGGTGTACTACAAGCTCAGCTTTATCCTACACCTGATGCAGTTTATAACATTAATTATTATATGGTTGACCCACAAGATAATTTAACAACTGCAACACAAGCATTAATATGTCCAGAGTTTCCTGTTATTATGGGAACATGGGCAAGAGCAATAGCTGAACGTGGTGAAGATGGAGGTACATTGTCAGACATGGCACAGATGCAATATCAACAAGCACTGTCAGATGCTATTCAACAGGACGTAGGTAGACACTCAAGCGAGGTAGTTTGGTATGGCAGCTAAGCCTTTACAACCACTTGTATTAGACTCCATTGGTATTTATGGATTAAACAGACAATCGTCTGCTGCTAGTTTACCTCCTCAATACCTAACAACAGCTAACAATATTATGTTAGATGAAAAAGGAAGGGTAACTACAAGAAAAGGTATTAAACAAATTACTAATAATATTAGTAACAGTGCTACTGCTAATACATTAATAGTTAAATCATTAGGTGAGTATCAAAATGCTGCTGGTGCTAAAACTATATTTGCTGGAGCTGGTCCTAACATTTATAAAATGAATGTAGCTAATACTCCTTATACATTAGATGCACAAACTTTTTCTGGTGGTACTACTAAAACAGATGGTAACTGGCAATTTACAAATTTTAATAATAATTTTTATGGTGCTCAACAAAGCAATAAACCTGTAAATTATAATGGAACTACTTGGTTAGACTTAGAAGATGTTTCTGGTTATTCTTCACCTGCTAATGTAACAACATTTACACCTAGTTGTTTGCTTGGTGATTTTGGTAGGCTATGGGCAGCAGACATTGGTGAAAATAGAAATGTAGTTTATTATTCTGATTTACTTATTGGACATAAATTTCAAGGTGGAAGTGCAGGATTTTTAGATTTAAAAAATGTATGGTCGGGTGATGTAATAACAGCAATGGCTTCTTTTATGGGCAAGCTTGTTATCTTTGGTAAAAATAATATTGTTATATTTAGAGGACCATGGGATGTTAATGTAACTCAAGCTGGCGGAGTATTTTCATTAGATGAAGTTATTGAGGGTGTTGGTTGTGTAGCTAGAGATTCAGTACAACTTATTGGTGATGACATTGTATTTTTAAGTTCATCAGGTGTTCGTTCATTAGGTCGTACTGTTCAACAAGATACAATGCCATTGACAGATTTAAGTTTAGCAATTAAAGATGAAATAAGAACAAACATAATTACAGGAAACATGGCAAATGTTAAAGGTCAGTATGATTTATCAACTGGTTCTTACATACTTGGTTTTCCAGATAAAAATGTTGTTTATGTTTTTGATTTTAAAGCATCAACTCCAGACGGAGCTCCACGTATAACTACTTGGAACTTTGAAGGAAAGAAAAATCCTAAATCTTTTTTATCTACAGATGCTGAATTATTTTGTGGATTAGGAGCAGCAACTTATGAAGGAAGAATAGCTACTTATGATGATTATTTTGATGTAGAAAAAGTAGTAGTAGCAGGAGTAAATCAAGCTCAATGTGTTGCTGCTGGTGATACGTATGAAAGTGTTTCAGGAGTTTGTTTTAGAGATGTAGATAACACATATCAATCAGACTTTAAAACTGTATGGTTAGATTTTGAACAACCAGGAATTTCTAAATTCTTAAAAAGATTTTTAGGAATATGGTCTGGTGGTAAAAATATGAATGTAACTTTAAATTGGTATAGAGATTATAATGTTGCACCTACATCAGCTAACTTTACACTAGACCCTACAACTACAGGTGTTAGTTCTTTATGGGGTATAGGTAAATATGCAAGTGCTAAATATGCACCAGCATTTCAACCTTCTGAATATAAAGTTTCTTTATCTAAAGCAGCTAAAGTTGTAAGGTTAGAAGTAATACAAACAGTAAATGGCTTTAAAGCTTCTTTACAAAATATGACTATTTGGGCAAAACAAGGGAAAATAAGATGAGTAATTATAATTTACAAATAGCTTGGTCAGGAAAAGATGCGTTAGCAGATTCAGACCCAGACAAAGTAGTTAGTGGTGGTGACTTTAATACAGAGTTTCTTGCAGTTAAAACTGCTGTTAACTCTAAAGCTGATTTAGCAGGTAGTGCTTCTCAAGCTTTTGTTGCTACAACTGCTAGTGCTGGAACTAACACAACACAAGTAGCTACAACACAATTTACAACTGCTGCAATTGCAGCTAACAATCCTGCTGAAACAGGTGCTGGCTCTAATGGTTTTGGCACTAGAACAATAAGTGCAAATGCTGCTAGTGGCGGTTCTGATGGCGATATACATTATCAAGTAACCTAATGCCAACTACTAAAGTAAAACAAGGTGGAGCTTTTAAAACTGTTACTGCAATGGAAGTTAAGCAGGGTGGTGTTTGGAAATCAGTTCTTACAGGAAGTGTTAAACAAGGTGGAGCTTGGAAACCTTTCTTTCAAAGAACATATAATTTAGTTATTTCCAGCAACACAAACAAAATAGATTTAGATACTTTATTAAATGCTACACAAAAATTAGGTGATGTTAATGTAACTATTAACTCTGGTGTTTATGTTTATTCAGATTCTACAGGCACACCTGCTTTTTTAACTGGTAGTGGAATAGCTGGTGTATTAACTATTATTAACAATGGTTTTATTTATGGTGCTGGTGGTAATGGTGGTACTGGTGGTCAATCTGGCAGTGGTAATGGCGGTTCTGGTGGTACTGGCGGACCAGCTTTAGAATTAGAAAAAAATATTTTACTTACCAACAATGGTTCAATCCTCGGTGGAGGAGGAGGCGGAGGTGGGGGCGGTGGTGCCCAAGCCGACCAAAGATTCTCCGATAGAGATAGAGCTGGTGGTGGAGGTGGTGGTGCTGGTCAATCTTTGGGCAGCGGTGGTGCAAGAAATTCAGAATGTAGTGGTTCACAGTGTAATCAAGCATCTACTAATGGTGGCTCAGGAACAATAACTGCTGCTGGTAGTGGTGGTGTTGGAGCAAATGTAGATGGTGATGCTGTTGCTGGTGGTGGTGGCAATGGTGGAGCTGTTGGGCAATCAGGCTCAAATGGTGGTAGTGGTAGTGGTGACGAACATTCTGGTGGTGGTGGCTCAGGTGGCTCCGCAGGAACAGCGATAGTAACTAATGGTCATAGTACCAGTTAAATATAATTAGGAGAAAGTAATGGCATGGATGCAATTAGGAGCTAGTTTAT